CTTGTTGACGGCAAAGATGCTTTCAACGTTGCCTTACGTCCGACACTAGATAAAGAAAACTCAAAAGCACTTTTTATATCTACACCTCGTGGTAGAAATAATTGGTTTGCAGAATTTTTCTACCGAGGATTCTCAGATGAGTTTCCAGAGTGGGCATCATTAAGAGCAACTTATCATGAAAATCCAAGACTATCTGAAAACGATATAGCAGAAGCAAAAAAGACTATGTCAGAGGCAGAGTTTAACCAAGAATACATGGCAGACTTCAATGTATTTGAAGGTCAAATATGGGCTTTTGACCATGAGAAATGTGTAGAGGATTTATCAGAACTAGAACTAAAACGTATGGATATATTTGCAGGAATGGACGTAGGATATAGAGACCCTACTGCATTTTGTGTAATTGCATACGATTGGGACTCACAAAAATACTTTATATTAGATGAGTACTTAGACTCAGAAAGAACAACAGAACAACACGCAGAAGAAATAAGAAAAATGATTGATAAATGGAATATAGATTATATTTACATTGATTCTGCTGCTCAACAAACTAGATTTGATTTTGCACAAAATTATGATATTACTACTATTAATGCAAAGAAATCTATACTAGATGGTATTGGACATGTTGCCGCAATAGTAGATAATGATAAGCTAATTGTAGATGGAAAATGTACCGAAACACTTTGGGCTTTAGATCAATACCAATGGGATCCTAATCCTAATTTATTAAAAGAAAAACCTAAACATAATGCCGCCTCTCACATGTCAGATGCCATAAGATATGCTTTGTACTCATTTGAGACAAGTATGACATCGTTCTAACGAGACCTAGAAAAAATAATGCTTGACTTTAACTTAAACTTCTGCTACAATTAGAACATAAGAATTGAAATGACACTAAAAAGAGATTTAGTTAAATACGTAAGAGATAAAGCAAAAGCTAAGTTTAAACGAGAGTCAGCCTGTTATATATGCGGCTCTGATGAAGAACTAGATTTTCATCACTATTACGGATTAACAGAGTTATTGGAAAAATGGATAAAAGATAATAATTTTGATATTTATAATGAAGATGACATTTTAAATCTAAGAGAACAATTTATAGACGAGTTTGAAGACGAAATCTATAATAAAACAGTAACACTTTGCCATAAACACCATTTAAGATTACACTCAATCTATGGCAAGCGTCCAAAATTAATAACTGCTGAAAAACAGCAAAGATGGGTAAAAAAACAAAGAGAAAAATATGGCATGGTATGATTTTCTACTAGGTAGAAGAAACACTAAAGAAGAAGAAAAACTAAATCCTTCTCAGTACGTGATTTCAAGAAACGAAGGATTAACAGTTGATAGTCGTGAAAATATCACGAGCTATAAAAACGCGTATGAACAATTAGAAGTAGTAAATCGTGCAGTTAATATGATTGTAGATGATGTTTCCGATATACCATTTCTAGTACAAGAACAAATATTAGGTACTTCTCCAGTATTTAAAAATATAAGAAAAACAAGAGTAGACCTATTACTAAATAAAGAACCAAATCCGTTTCAAGATATAAGCACATTTAAGAGAAATATATTAGTAGATTTAATTATTGATGGTAATATATTTGTTTACTTTGATGGTATGCATATGTATCATTTACCAGCAGATAAGGTTACAATTGAAACTGATACTGATACTTATGTAAGTAAATATGTATTTGATAATAGTATTGATTATTCAGTAAATGAAATTATACATATAAAAGAAAACAGTTTTCATTCTATTTATAGAGGAGTTCCAAGATTGAAACCAGCTCATAGAACCATGCAATTATTAACAAATATGAGAAACTTTCAAGATAACTTTTTTAAGAATGGAGCAGTTCCAGGATTAGTACTAAAAAGTCCTAACACTCTTTCAGAAAAAATTAAAGAAAGAATGTTACAAGCCTGGGTCGCTAGATATAACCCAAATACTGGCGGCAGAAGACCTCTATTTTTAGATGGTGGACTAGAAGTGGATAATTTAACAGAAGTTAATTTTAAAGAATTAGATTTTCAAGAGGCAATTAAGTCAAATGAGAGAATCATTCTTGAGGCATTAGGAGTTCCACCTATTCTTATGGATAGTGGTAATAATGCAAATATAAGACCAAATCAAAGAATGTATTATTTAGAAACTATACTACCAATAGTAAAGAAAATAATGAAAGGATTTGAAAGATTTTTTGGTTTTAGATTAGTAGAAGATGTAACAAATGTTCCATCACTACAACCAGAATTAAAAGATCAAGCAGCATATTATGCTTCTTTGGTCAATACAGGTATTATGACACCTAATGAAGCTAGGGAGAAATTAAATCTTGAAGCAGTGGAAGGATTTGATACACCAAGAGTTCCTGCAAATATCGCAGGTAGTGCCAGTAACCCAACCGAGGGTGGTAGGCCAACAGAAGATGAGGAAGAATAAATATGAACAAAATGTCAATGGTAAATCAATTAGGAGAGTATTTTACAAAAAAAGGAAAAATACTTGATCTAAATGAATACAGTAAAGAAACAGATTGGCCTATGAGACCATCTGCTATAAAAAGAGTTTTTAACTCGTGGAGTAGAATGATGACTATGGTTAAAAACCATTATCCAGATATTGGAGTAGTCAAAAAAGTAGTAACCCCAAAAGTTACTCCTAAAAAATCAACTACTAAAAAGGTGAAGAAAGATGTCAAATAAAATTTTTCACTGGACAAATACATTTAAGTCTCTTGGCGAACAAGCAGATGGTAGTGTAGAAATTAAAGGACTAGCAAGCACAAACTCACAAGATAGAGCAGGTGATGTTATTGAGGTTGAAGCATGGACAAAGGGTGGTGTAGATAATTATTTAGAAAACCCTATCGTTCTATATAATCACAATCATGACCAGCCAATCGGAAGAGCGAAAGCTGTTAGAACTGTAGATAACGGTTTAGAGTTTACTGCTAAAATATCGAAAGCAGCTGGACAAATTACTGAATTAATTAAAGACGGTGTTCTTGGAGCATTTTCTGTGGGTTTCCGTGTGAAAGACGCAGATCATATTCCTGACACTGGCGGATTAAGAATCAAAGATGCTGAACTTTTTGAAGTATCTGTGGTATCTGTTCCTTGTAACCAAGGAGCTATGTTCTCTTTATCAAAGGGATTTGATAGCATGGAAGACTACGAAGAGTTTAAGAAATCTTTTATAAAGACTAACTCAGCAGATTCAGTTATAACTGAAGAAGTTGGGCAGTCTAAAGTGGCGCAAGCCGACAATAAGGAGAATCGCATGAGCGAAGAAAAGAAAGCTCCTGAGGGCTTTGACCTTGACGCTTTTGCTAAAGAAGTAGCTGAAAAAGCAGCTACTAAATTAGCAATGCAACAAGCTGAAACAAAAGCAGCTGAAGAAAAAGCAGCTAAGGAAGCTGCTGAAAAGGCTGCTCTAGTAGAAGCTGAGAAAAAAGCGGAAGTTGAAGCACAACAGGAAGTAGAAAAGAAAGTTGTTATATCAGCACTATCAGGTGCAGAACAACTAATGGGTGACGTTGAGAAAAGATTTAACGAGAAGAACGAAGAATTAGGTTCAATCGTTACTGAACTTCAAAAAGAACTCAAAGAAAAATCAGAAGAAATTCAACATATCAGAGAATCTAAGAGAATTTTCTCAGAAAGAGGACAATCTGGTGATTGGAAAAAATCTTTTGAAAGCGACATTATGGACGCAAAATTTGCTGGTCTAGCAACAGGTAAAGGTTGGGAAAACACACATTCAAAATCAATCCTAGAAAAAGTTAATGCACATTCAGGTGTTGGCGTTTCTAGTGCAGATTTTGAACAAGTTGTTTCATCAAACATTGAAAGAGATATTCAGAATGAATTAGTATTAGCACCTCTATTTAGAGAGATTCAAATGAGTTCTGCAAATCAAATTCTACCTATCTTACCAGATGCAGGTTACGCAGAGTTTACAACTAGTACAGGCGCAAGTGGTTCAGCACCACATGGTAACTTAGAAGAAAGAGGTGATACTTTTGGTTCACCATATGCTGGAGTTGATCTACAAGAGAGAACTCTATCAACACATAAGTTGATTTCAAAATCTTTCCTAGGTAATGAAACTGAAGAAGATGCAATTATTCCAATACTTCCTCTACTAAGAGAATCTATGGTTAGATCTCATGCAAGAGGTATTGAAAACGCACTTCTATTAGGTAACCACTCAGATGGTGTTTATACATCAGGAACATTTGATGGCCTATTACAAATGGCACAAGCAGACTCTGACTTTACAGATGACGTAGGTGCAGGTTCACCTGCAGCATTTGCAGCAACTGATACAGTTGTAGCAACAGACCTACTAGGTATGAGAAAGAATATGGGTAAATATGGTGTCAATCCATCAGACGTAGTTTATGTCGTATCACAAGATGTGTACTATAACTTACTACAAGATGCTGAGTTCCAAGATGTCAACCAAGTTGGCGATCTTTCAACAAAGCTATCTGGTGAAATCGGTCAGGTATTCGGATCAAGAGTTATTCTTTGTGATGAATTCCCAGCAAAAGCAGCAGCTAAATTTGCAGCTGTAGCCGTATACGCCAGAAACTATGTAATGCCAAGATTAAGAGGTGTTACACTTGAATCTGATTACGATGTCGAGAACCAAAGAAGAGTACTTGTGGCTTCACAAAGACTTGGATTTGCTGATCTCATCGCAGGAGCAACATCAAAATGGGGCTTTAAATATGACGCTAGTTAATTAGCATAGAGGCTTGAGGGGAGCCTATCCCCTCACTTATTCAATTATGGCAGATTTAGTAACAGTATCAGAATATAAGACAGCAGAGGGAATAGCAGGAACCCAGAATGATGCACGACTTGCAGTTTTAGTACCTCAAGTTTCAGACTTGGTAAAAAAATATTGTGGCACATCATTTATAGATTTCTTTTCATCTGCAAAAACAGAAACTTTTAACATTAGTGATAATATAACATCAGTAGTAGTAATGAGTGAAACACCGCTAAATTCGGTAACATCAGTTAAAGAACGTGATAACCCGAGTACAGCATACATAACACTTACTAACAATACGGATTATTATATAGACACAGCAAGTGATTCAATCTTTAGATTGGACTCTAGTGGTAATAGAAAAGCTTTTAAAGAAGGCTTTGGGGCAGTAGAAGTAGTATATACGGCAGGATATTCAACTACACCTAAAGACTTAGAATTAGCAATTTTTGATTTAATTACTTATTATTTGAAAGATGAGCATAAGCAGAGAAGAACTCTTGGTGGAGCAACAATACAAAACCAAGGCACTGCAGGCTTAAGAACAAGTACTGATTTTCCTGACCATATCAAACGAGTACTTGATCTTTATCGAGTAGTCATCTAATGGCAACATCTTACTGGACAAATTTGCTTAAAAAAGCAAATAGAATTGCTCATGACAGAACTGGATTTGAGCAAATATATTATCATAAGTGTGAAATAAATAGAGCTTGGACAGAAGCAGCAATAGCAAAAGGATTTACTGATGCAGGATTTGGTGTTCCAGGTAAAACACATATGAAAGCATTTGTAGATGCATTTCATAATTATATAAGTAAGAAAACACAAAAAGCGAGAACTGTAGGAACATTGTTCAAAAAAGGAAGACCAGAAATGGCTCCTGTTGGTAGAAAATCTGCAACACAAGGAAAAGTAGTATTTGCTACCAATAGGTATTTTATTACTAGCACAGGAACTTATCTTAATACTATTTTAGGTAATGCAAGAAATGAAATAAGAAAGGAAGTAAAGAAAAGATTTCCACAGCTTACTAGAAAGCAACAAAATGAAACAACAAATCCTTTACAGTTTGCACATGGAGAAGGTACTGATGATGTAATAACAACTTTAGGAGCATTGTCTCAAGGAGAAAAAGTACTTAACGAAGCAAATTCTCAAGAAGGAATTCAAAAGCTTCTGAATGTGTTAGATGAAAACTTTGCTAATGTAGCAAGTGCAGGATTAATTCAGTCAGTTAGTGTAGCTTCATTACGAGATTATATGAAAACACAACTTAAGATTGATATAGATATTAATGAAAAAAGTATTGGAGACAAAGTAACTTTTAAAGATGAGTTTTTAATATCAGGTGCGGCAAAAATACAAACAACAGGGTATATGTTTGATAAACCGTCAGCAGACCCAATTATAAGTGGCATAAATAAAAGATATTTAGAAGCTGTACAAAAAGCACTAAGACAAAATAATTTATTAGGGAATAAAGAGTATTCAAGTAGCCCTAGATTAAAAGAAAGAGCAAAGTCAGCTACTATAAAACAAGTTAGATTAGGATTTAAAGAATTACAACTTAATCCAAATTTTCAAGTTATAGCAAAAGGAAAACATGAAAATTTTAAAAAGAAAACAAGTAAAACTATAACTGATACAGGAAATAAAAGAACAAGAACAAGAACTTTTAGAAAAGCAATGGTAAATCAAGTAGGGGGACAAGACAGAAAAACAACTACAAGTCCAATTTCTCTCATGGCATTGATTAACGCAAAGTTACCAGATGTAATGATAGATAAAATGAAAGAACCAAGATTGCAAGAAAGAACAGGAAGATTTCGTGGTAGTGCAAGAGTACAAAAAATAACTACTGGAGCAAGAGGTGGAAGTATGACAATAGATTATACTTATTTAAAATATCCGTATCAAACTTTTGAACCAGGCTTTGCACAAGGAAGTATAAAACGAGATCCAAGGTCATTAATTGGTAGCAGTATACGAGAGATCGCTACTGGCATAGTTGGCAAGAGATTTATGACAATTAGAAGAACATGAGTACAGGTAGAGATTTTTCAACAAGGAGAAGAGCGATAGTTGGAGGACTAAAAACTCTACTTGATACTATAAATGGAACAGGCTCATTCCGAAGTAGTGTAGCAGATGTATCTACACGATTAAAATTTTGGGACGAAGTTACTGACTTCCCAGCTATTCACATAGGAGCAGGTAATGAAACTCGTGAATATGCTAGTGGAAATTTTAGATTTCGTTATTTGCAAGTAACATTAAGATGTTATGTGCAAGACGAAGATGACGTAATTCTCGCTTTAGAGAAATTACTAGAAGACGTTGAGTCTGTATTGGAGGATAATGATCCATTTACATATACAGACGGAAGCGGAAATACGCAATCTACTGCTCAAACGACCATTTTGAGTATAGATACAGATGAAGGAGTACTAGAACCTCTAGGTATAGGAGAACTTGTCCTAGAGATAAGGTACTAAGGAGAAAATAATGGCAAATAATTTTTATTTTAGCCGAGATACGAGAGTTTTCATGGCAATGAAGCATGACGCTAATTCTGGTCACGTATATGAAATACCAGTACTAGATGGTTACTCTTTTTCTCAGGGTGAAAATGCAACGGAAGTAACATTAAATGAAGCTGCAGATGCAAGTGGAAATAGTAAGAGAGGTAGAATGTTATTTAAAGATTCTATTGCTCCTGCTGAGTGGAGTTTTTCTACTTATTTAAGACCTACTTTAGGAGCAGCTGATGATGCAAAAGGTACTACTGGTGAGCATACAACAGCAGCAGGTTCTCCTGCAGCAGGTCAAGTGTTTGCAGTAGAAGATCCACTATGGTGTGCTATGTCAGCACAGACTTTTGATGATGGTGTTACTCATGGACCTACAGCTACTGGTTCAGTTCATAACTTTCAAAACTCAAATAAAGTCGAGTTAGCAGAGTTTGATTTGTACTTTGTATTAGGTTCAACAAGTTCAACTACTGGGTCAATTGATAGAGCAAATGATACTACATTTGCAACAACAGCTTCAAGTAGTGACGGTGGAGAAACTGTCATTTATCATATGTCTGGTTGTTCTGTTGGTTCAGCAACAATTAACTTTGATATTGATGGTATCGCACAAGTTGATTGGGCAGGTAATGGAAAAAACCTAAAAGAAATAGCAAGTTTAGATGTTTCTAATACAAGTGCATTTACTACTGATACTTTTGGTTCAGCAGTAACAAATGATGGATATATTTATCAAGGTATTACTGATACAGATAACTATATCAGACAAAAACTAACATCATTAGCAGTAACTTATGATGCATCAGAATCATTAGGTACAACAGCTGGAACAGAGTTAGCATCTGATATTACTTATGCATTAACTCTAACAGGTGGTTCAATTTCAATAGAAAATAATATAAACTACCTAACACCAGAAACTCTAGGGGAAGTAAATACTCCACTAGGACATGTTATGGGTACTAGATCAATTTCAGGTAACTT